GTATGGATAGATTTAATAATGATAATTGGACCAACCGTACTTGGTCTAATATGAGTGTAAGACGTGCTCACGTAGATGTAGTGGACGCCAGAGAAACAAAAGGTCTTTGGATGGCACATATATGTTTATTTCCAAATTTAACAAATGGTGGTCCAATTTATGGATTTGATGTTATCGCAGGTAAGAAAAAAGTAACAGGTTGTTTTCACGATTTTAGTCCACTATTATTAAAAGACCATCCCTTAACAAAATACTTTATAGAAGAAACAAAATGGTATAAACCATCTAAAGAAAGAGAATTGCCTGATTGGGCGAAGGCTATCTTTAGTCCAGGTATGATTGCCGCTGGTAATATTTCGGATGAAAGAGAATTAAATCAAATTTGTACTCTTGCTACGTCTAATTTAGAAAATTATCTTGACAAAATTGGTCATTATAATAGCGATTCAAAGGAAGAAGATGTTATAAGAGCTCAAAACTTCTATTGCGAGCACCAACAACAAAATCCCCACACCCCTAGAGTAATGAAGACTCTTGGATTGCCTGAAGATGATATAAGACTATTCTGTACTGATAATTTGTTTCCGAAGATATAATTGTTATTATAAATATACAATAAAGGAACCAGTATGGCAAAACCAGCAACCAGAGAACAGCTAAAACAGTACGCTTTAAGAGCATTAGGTAAACCAGTAATAGAAATTAACGTAGATGACGACCAGTTAGAAGATAGACTGGACGAAGCATTACAATATTTTGCTCAATATCACTATGAAGGTGTTAAAAGAACCTACCTAAAATACAAGTATACTCAAGCAGATAAAGATAGAATTACAGGTACAGGTACAACTGAAGTTGCTACTAAAACTTATGGTGATTCAACTACCGTATCAAGTGAGTGGGTAGAAGGTAATCAGTATATCATTGTTCCTGAATCAGTTATATCAGTAGTTAATATTTTTCCATTTTCAAACAAAGGTAATTTAAATTTATTTGATGTTAGATATCAATTAAGATTAAATGACTTATATGATTTTTCTTCAACGTCTGTTATTAATTATGATGTTGTATTAAGACATTTAGATTTTTTAGACCACGTATTAGTTGGTGAAAAACCAATGAGATTTAATCAACACGATAATAGATTGTATATAGATATGGATTGGAAAAATGATTTACAAGTTGATGAATTTCTTGTAATAGAGTGTTTTAGACAATTAGATCCAGAACAATTTACAGATGTCTATGATGATTTATTTTTAAAGAAATATGTTGTTGCTTTATTTAAAAAACAATGGGGCGCTAATTTAGCAAAATTTGGTGGTGTTCAAATGATAGGTGGGGTTACTTTAAACGGACAAGAAATTTATTCACAAGCATTAGCAGATATAGAAACTTTAGAACAAAAAATCAGGTCACAATACGAATTAAATCCAACCTTTATGATAGGATAATGCTATGCCAGTTAATCATTACTTTCAAGGTGGACGAGGCATAGGCAATGCTGCCGAAAAAAGACTACACGAAGATATAATTGTTGAAGGTCTTAAAATTTACGGTCAGGATGTCTTTTACTTACCACGAACATTAGTCAATAAAGATTTAATACTAGGAGAAGATGTAACTAGTAAGTTTGACGATTCATTTTCAATAGAAATGTATTTTGAAAACAATACAGGTTTTGCAGGTGAGCAAGAAATCATAAGTAAATTCGGATTAGAAATTAGGGACGACACAACACTTGTTGTTGCAAAAAGAAGTTTCAATAATTTAGTTGCAAATAAAGCAAACTTAATTGCTTCAGGAAGACCAAATGAAGGTGATGTAATTTATGTTCCTTTAATGGGTTCTTTCTTTGAAATTTTATTTGTAGAAGACCAGGAACCTTTCTATCAATTAGGAAACTTACCAGTTTATAAATTGAAAGTAACTCGTTGGGAATATTCAAGTGAGAAACTTGATACAGGTTTGGAAGCTATTGACCAACACGAAGACGCAGCTACTTTAGACCAATTACAGTATAGAGTAAAATTAGAATACGGTCAAGAGGCTATGACAGGTGCAGGATCATTAACGTTAGAAGACTACTTTGACCATTCAACAGGTCAACCATCTTTCTTAATGAAAGAAGATTATACTGCTTCTAATATACAAACACAATCTCCATATGCAGATAACCTAGACTTGAATAAAGAGGCAGGATATGATACAGTAGGAACAGCAGATGATATATTAGACTTTACTGAAAGAAATCCGTTTGGGGAGATTGATGAGTAATGGAAAACACTAGAGATAGACATAAACAATTAACTGAACATACTAATAAAGTTAATAGAGAAAAAAAAACTTTAGAATTAACTAAAGTTTTAAGAACAGAAGTTGAAATAGGTGCAACAGGCACACAAAGATATAGAATTAAAAAAGGACCTAATAAAGGTAAAATATTATAATGTTCGGAACACATTTTTATAATCAAAGTTTAAGAAGACTAACTATTGCTTTTGGTCAAATTTTCAATAACGTTATAGTACAGACGAAATCAAGCACAGGCGCTGTTACTAAAAGAATGCGTGTACCTTTGGCATATGCACCTAAAGAAAAGTTTATACAAAGATTAGAACAACAAGCAAATTTAGACAAAGGTAGAACTTTTGCAATTGTTTTACCTAGAATGGGATTTGAATTAAAAGGATTAAAATATGATCCTAATAGAAAGTTAAATAAATTACAAAAAACTGTTAGAGTTAAATCTTCTGATTCTACTATACATAATTTTAATTATTCACCAGTACCATATGATATACAATTTTCTTTATATTCTTTTACTGCTACAGCAGAAAATGGACTACAAATAATTGAACAAATATTACCTTATTTTCAACCAGACTATACAGTTACTATTAATGCAATACCAGAATTAAATATTAAACGTGATGTTCCTATTGTTTTAGATGAAGTAATATATGAAGATACATATGATGGTGATTTTAATAAGCGAAGAGCTGTTATATATACTTTAAACTTTACTGCTAAAACTTACTTATATGGACCTATGGCACAAGGTAAAGTTATTAGAAAATCACAAGCAGATTTAGGAACATCTACGGATGCTCCTTTATCAAGAGAAGAAAGAATTATAACGATACCAAATCCTGAAAGTGCTAATGCAGATGATGATTTTGGATTTACAACAAAGATTAGTTTCTATGATGATACAAAGAAATATAATCCAGTAACAGGAGAAGATGAATAATGAGTAAATTGGAAGAAAGTGTTAATGAAATATTAGGTTTGGAAGGTAAAGATAAAGTTACTGATACTCCTTTAGAACCACCTAAAGAATTTAAAGCTCCAGTACAAAGAAAAAATGGTGAAGTTGCAATAAAAATAGATAAAGATATTAATACAGATTATGATTATAGTAGAGAAAATTATTATAATCTTATAGAAAAAGGTCAAGAGGCAATACAAGGTATTTTAGATATTGCAAAAGAAGGTCAACACCCTAGAGCATATGAAGTTGTTGGTCAACTAATAGGACAAGTTGCTACGTCTGTTGATAAATTACAAGACCTACAAAAGAAATTAAAAGATTTAAAAGAACTACCTGGTAAAACAAATGCTAATATTAAAAATGCTTTATTTGTAGGTTCAACAGCAGAATTACAAAAGATGTTGAATAAACAAAGTATGGAAACTAAAAAAGAAAAGAGAATTGAAAATGAAATTATTGACGGCAAATCAGAAAGTAAAGAATAAAAAACCTATCGCAATAAAAGACTTAAAATATATTAAGTCAATGGCACCATTAAAAGAATTATTAGATGGTGAATCATTAAATTATCCAATAGAAGTAAAAGAGCACATTGTATCAGAAGTACCTAGATACGGTGTAATGGGCATACCCTATATAGAAAAAGAATATAGTGTGTGGAGAGGCAGTCAGCGAGTGCAGGCAGCTATTAAATTAGGTTATACACATATTGAAGGAGTAATAATAAATGAAAGAACATAAATTTCCATTAGAAAGTTTTATCGGTGGTTGGTATATGGATGAAAAAATTTGTGATGGTATCGTAGATTTATTCAAAGAAAATCCACAAGAACAAAGACCAGGTGTTATAGGTGGACCTTTTAGTGTTAATAAGAAACATAAAGATTCAATAGATATTGGAGTTGATCCTCATTGGAGAGAACCAAGATATTGGGCGTGGAAACAAGCATTAAAAGAGTGTTGTACTTTATATGAAGAGAAATATCCTGAACTTGCTCATTTTAAACCTTGGGGTTTAGTTGAAGGAGTTAATATACAATATTATCCACCAGCAGGAGGTTATTTTGCTCCTCATTTTGAAAGAGGAAGTATCCACGAAAATCGTAATTTAGTTTTTATGACTTATTTAAATGATGTGCCTGAAGGTGGTACACATTTTAAATATCAAAAATTAACAACACCAGCTAAAAAAGGACTAACTTTAATTTGGCCTACTGACTTTACGCATACACATAGCGGTCAGATAACGAAAGAACACGAAAAATATATCATAACTGGTTGGTTCGGTTTTTTAAAGTAAAATAAGATAAATAGTATTATGAGTGTAACAGACGCATATTTAGGAAATCCTAATCTTAAAA